CCTCGACGTCGCCGGCCTGCTCGCCGAGCGCATCGCCGTTGGCTTCGCCAAGGCCGAGTCCACCGCGTTCCTGACCGGCAGCGGTACGGGCCAGCCCTCGGGCATCCTCGACAACGCCGACATCGACGAGGTGGATGAAACCGCCAAGATCCTCGACGACGTTGTGGACCTGTTCTACTCGCTGCCGACCGCCTACGCGGCCCGCGGCTCGTGGCTCATGAACCGTCAGACCATCGCGAAGATCCGCAAGGCCGCGGATTCCTCGACGTCGCGCGCCGCGATCTGGTCGGACGGCCTGGCTGTTGGCACCCCGCCGCGCCTGCTCGGCGCCCCCGTGTATGAGGCCCCCGGCCTTTCGGAGCACGGCTCCGCGACTTCGGGTCGCCTGCCGTCCGCGCTGTTCGGTGATTTCGCGGCGGGCTTCAAGATCGTCGATCGCGTGGGCCTGGACATTCTGCGTGATGATTTCACGGGCGCCAGCACCGGCGTTGTGAAGTTCCATGCTCGCAAGCGCGTGGGCTCGAGCGTCGTACTGCCCGAGGCCATCAAGGCCCTCAACGCGGCCTAACCCTATCTGGGGCCTACTCATGACGGCGCTTAGCGGCTCGCCGAACAACGGGAATGTGGATGCGTGGCCCCACGACGACCTAATGGCGTTCAATCCACTGAAGTCGCGCGCACCAGCCTTTCCCTCCTTCAAGGCCAAGGGCGCTTAGAGGGGCTGCGGGGTCCGCAGTCCCTCTTCCAGTTTTAGAGGATAAAATGCCCACTCGCATCTGTGCCTGCGGCCATGCTGTGCCGAAGGGCCAGCGCTGCGCCTGCCAGATCAGGCGGGCGACCGAACGGCAGGCTGCCAACGACGCTGCACGCGGTAGTGCTCGGGCTCGTGGTTACGACGCCGACTGGTCGAGGTTGCGCTTCCGCCACCTGCACCACCATCCGAACTGCGTGCGCTGTGGCAGCCGCGGCGAGCACGTCGACCATATCGAGTCCATTCGCGAGGCACCGCGCCGCAGGCTCGACCCGACTAATCTGCGCACGCTCTGTGCTTCCTGCCATCGCAGCCGGACTGCGAAGGACCACGGCATCGGCGCATGGCGCGCCTCAAAAGGCAAACGCTCATAAACGGCCAGAAACGGGCCTAGAACGGCCGTTTCGGTTTGGTGCACTTCGCCACCTGATTTTGGCTATCGGCCATAGGGGGCGGGTCACAGACTTTCTGTGTCGCCCTAGGGACCAAGCGCGCCCCACAATTCTCAATTTTCCTAATATAGGATTTTCACCCTATGGCAATCGTCACCTTGGACGAGGCAAAGTCGCATCTGAACGTCACCGACGACGCGGACGACGACCTCATCAGCGCCAAGATCGACGCCGCCACGGCCTTCACGGTCGCGGCCCTTGGCGACGATCCCGAGGCCAACACCGGCGGCCCGACCGACGACATCGTCGAGGCGGTCCTGCAGCTCGTCGCGCACCTTTACGAGAACCGCGAGGCCACCCTGGTCGGCCTGACGCCAGCGGAATTGCCGCTCGGCTTCTGGGACATCGTCAATGCCCGCAGGAACTACACGTTCTGATGGCGAAGGACGATCTCGCCAGCCTTTTGCGCGCCTTCAAGAAGGTGCCAAGAGCGGTTCGCCGGGCCGTTGAACCGGCCCTCGATAAAGGCGCCGACGACCTGGTCCGCACCGCCAAGTCCCTCGCGCCGGTTGATGACGGTGATTTGCAGGCCTCGATACGCAAAGAACCCGGCCGGCACAGCCTCGAGCGCATCGTTGCGGCGGGCGGAGAGGCCACCACGCGGCCCGTGCGCAGCGGCGTGAACGCGACGTTCGATTACGCCCTGGCCGTTGAATACGGCACCCGCGAACAGCCCGCCCAACCTTACTTTTGGCCCGCCTACGCGCTCCGCAAAAAGAGCATCAAGCGCCGCACTGACCGGGCCATCTCCAAAGCCATAAAACAGGAGTGGGCCAAGTGACCGAGGCCAGCCTTGCCGCGCAGAAATCGCTGCGCAATCACCTTGTCGCGGACACCGACCTTATCGCGCTCGTGCCCGCAGCGGACATTCGCGACAGCAACGCCAGGCCCGAGCGCTTCCCGTGCATCATCCTCGGTGAAGCCACCGTTGTCGGCGCGGACGCGCCCTGCATGTCGATCTCGGAATTGCACCTGACGGCGCACGTCTGGACTCGCGAGCCCGGCACGGAGAACTGCAAGCTGATCGCGGGCGCGGTGCGCCGAGCCGCGGAAGGCATCGACGAGATGGTCGACGGCTTTGACTTGGGCTTCGCGTTCGATGGCACCCGCTACTTGCGCGACCCAGACGGCGAGACGGCGCACGGCGTCGTGACCTTCGCTGCGCTCGCTGTAGACCTGGAGGAGGCGGCATGAGGGCGGGAAAACTCGACCGGACCATCACCATCGACCGCGTTACCGAAGAGATTGATAACTACGGCAACCCGACGTCGACCTGGACCACGATCGCGACGCTTCGCGCGCAGCTAATCCAGGCATCGACCGAGGAGTTCATGCGCGACTATGGCGCGTCTTCGGAGACCGCCATCGTCTTCCGCACGCGGTATCTGGGCGGCATTACGCTGGCTGACCGCGTCACCTACGACGGCAACGCGCACAACCTAATCGAAATCAAGGAAATCGGGCGCCGTCGCGGCCTTGAGCTGCGAACCCGCGCCCTTGGAGGCTCGTAAATGACCCGAGGCCGCAAACCGGCCGTGACGGCGCTGGACGGCGCGCTTTCGAACGTCCCGAGCGCCCCTACCTGGCTCCCCAAACACGCCAAAGCCGAGTGGAAGCGCGTTCTTCCGCAGCTCGTCGCCGACCGCAAGATCGCCGCGCATGAACTCGGCACGGTGGAATCCTACTGCGTTGCCGTGGCCCGAATGCGCGAGGCCGAAGAACTGATCGGCAAGGACGGCCTGACCTACGTTTCGCCCACCGGCGAACTCAAGCGCCACCCCGCTACCACCCTCCTGAAGGAGGCGATCGAGTCCGGTCGCCGCCTTGCCGCGGAGCTCGGCCTGACGCCGGCGAGCCGTACCAAGAACAAGGGAGGCGCGCCGGGCAATGACGACGACGACGGCCTCGGCGACATCTGACCCGAACGCCTGGATCTTCGACGACAGCCCTATTCCCGATCCCCACGGCAAAGGTGAGCGCGCAGTCAAGTTCATCCGCGCGCTGCGGCATCCGAAGAGCACACTGCCTGGCCGGCAATTTCAGCTAGACCGCTGGCAGGAGCGCATCATCCGCCGCGTCTATGGCGACACGCTGCCCGATGGCTCGCGCAAGATCAAAACGGTATTTGCGCTCATTCCGCGCGGCAACCGCAAGACCACGCTCGGCGCGGCGCTTGAGATGTTGCACCTCGGCCCCGAGCGGATACCGCGCAGCCAGGTGATCTCGGCGGCCGTCGATCGTGACCAGGCACGCATCGCGCTCGAGGAAATGACGGGCGTTATCGCCGCTCATCCCCGGCTTACCGAAGCCTTCGCGGTGCAGGATACCAAGTCGCGCATCACGCACGGCAAGAGCGGCGCGTTCTACCGCGCCATGTCGGCCGATGCCGCTACGGCGCACGGCCGCACGCCGGTGTTCGCGCTCGTTGACGAGTTGCACGCCTGGAAGAAGCGCGACCTATGGGATGCCATCAAGACCGGCCTGGTGAAGACACCCGGCTCGCTGCTGGTGGTCACGACAACCGCCGGCATCGGGCGCGAAAACATTGCGTATGACATGTACGCCTATGCCCGGCAGGTCGCCTCTGGGGCGATCGTCGACAACGCTTTCCTGCCCATTCTGTTTGAGGCGGCGCCTGATGAGGATTGGCGCGACGAGGCTGTGTGGCACCGGGTGAATCCCGGTCTGTCCTGCAGCCCGCCCTATCCCGATCTCGCCGGCCTTCGCCAGATGGTTCGGGAAGCCGAGCACCGGCCAGCCGACCGTGAGATGTTCCGCCAGTTGCACCTCAACGTGTGGCTCGACGGCGCTGCGGAGCCGGCGTGGTCGCTCGACATCTGGGACCAGAATGACGCGCCCGTGGATCTCGACGCATTGCAGGGCGCCCGAGCCTGGCTCGCGGTAGACCTATCGAAGCGCACCGACCTGACCGCCGTTGCCGCGGCCATAGAGATGCCGGACGGCAAGCTGGCGCTGCATGTGCAGGGCTTCACGCCGGAGGGAGGTATCAGGCGGCGAGCCGATAACGACGGCGCGCCTTATGCCTTCTGGCGCGACCAGGGCTTTCTTACCGCGTGTCCGGGCGACATCGTCGACCGCGGCATGGTCGAGGACCACATCCGCGACCTCTGCGGCAAGTTGGACGTGCAGGAAATCGCCTTCGATCGGTGGTCTGCGCGCGAGCTGATGGAGGCGCTCGAGGACGACGGCTTCCCCGTCGCCGAGTTCCCGCAGACGCTCGCGACGTTCGCCAAGCCGGTGAACGATTTCGAGGACGCCATGCTCAACCGACGCCTCTGCCACGGCGGCAATCCCGTGCTTCGGTGGTGCGTCAGCAACGTCGTACTCTACGCCGACGCCAACGAGAACCGCCGCCCCGACAAGAAGCGCAGCGCGGATCGCATCGACCTGGCCGTGGCCTCGATTATGGCCGTTGGCCGCGCAGTCGCCAGCGGGCTCGGCTCGTCCATGTACGAGCGCGATCTGCCCGACGAACTCTTCGTATTTTAGGAGGCCAGATGGCCCGGAGTGATGAAAAGGCCCTCGCAGTCGCGGTTGTGGCCCGAATTGACGCGTTCGAGCGCAACATGGCCCGCGCCGCGAACACGGCAAAACGCCAGACCAAGCGTATCGAAAACGACGCCAAGGGAATGACCGCCCGCGTGAACCGCGCCTTCGCGGCTATCCAAGGGCCGAAGTTTGCGCCCGTCGGCGCCATTAAGGGCCTGGTTGCCGGCTATCTCGGCGTCCAGGGCATCCGCACGGTGCTGGACCTGGCCGATGCGTATACCGGCCTGCAGAATAAGCTGAAGACCGTCGGGCTGGCCGGCACCGAACTCGCCGGCGTGTATGACCAACTCTTCGCCGCGGCGCAGCGCAACCACGCACCGATCGAAAGCCTTGTCGACCTCTACAGCAAGGTCGCACTCGTCCAGAACGAACTCGGCATTTCTAGCCAGCAGTTGATCTCGTTCACCGACACGGTTGCCAAGGCGCTGCGAGCTGGTGGCGTGGACGCACAGCAGGCCAGCGGCGCGCTCCTTCAGTTGTCGCAGTCGCTCGGCTCCGGCGTCGTGCGGGCGGAGGAGTTCAACAGCGTGCTGGAAGGCGCGCCGATCATCCTACAGGCCGCGGCTCACGGCATTCAGCAGGCGGAAGGCAGCGTCGCAAAGCTTCGCCAGATCATGCTGGCCGGAGGGCTCAGCAGTCGCGCCTTGTTCGATGGCATCGGTGCGGGCGCGGATTATCTCGACGAGAAATTGAGCGGCGCCACAACGACGGTTTCGCAATCGCTGGTGAACCTGAAGAACAGCCTGCTCAGCGCAGTCGGCGGTATGAACAGCGGCTCGCAGGCCAGCGCCAATCTAGCCACCCGCATTGAGGACATTGCCACCGCTGTTGATGGCGCCGACTTCTCGCCGATCACGAACGAGATCACGCGCTTTATCGACGACGTTACGACCGCCGGCCAGCAGGCAATTTGGCTGATTGGCGTCCTGAACGATCTCAAAAACACGGCGCGGGATAAGATCGCAAGCGTGCTCGGACAGTCGACGCAGGACCGCCTCGGCGAGGCCTTTGATCGCGCCGGCGGAGCGAGCACAGGCGGGCTCACGCCGCAGCAATTGCTTGCGGCGGCTGGTGCCAAACCGAGCCCGGCGCCGAAGCCTGTTGCACAGGTGTCCAGCAACGCCATCGACCTCAGCAATTACCCCGTCACCGGCGGCAGCAAGAAGGGCGGCAAGGGACGCAAGGGCGGTGGTGGTGGCGGTAAGAGCGCCGACGACTATGCCCGCGAAGTCGAGGCGATCGAGAAGAAAATCCGCGCCTTGGACCAGGAGACGGCAGCGGTCGGCATGTCCGCCGCGCAGGCTGACCGTGCCAAGGCCGCATTCGACCTCCTCGAGGCCGCCAAGGCCCAGGGCATGCAGATCACGCCGGAGCTCACCGCGCAGATAAATGCACTGGCCGACAGCTACGGCAAGGCATCGGAAAAGCTGCACGAAGCGCAGGATCAGCAGCAGCGGTTTGTGGATCTACAGAACTTCGCCGGTGAGCAGCTAACCGGCTTCTTGAGCGGCATCATTACCGGATCGGAAAGCGCCGCCGACGCGCTTAAGAACATGGCCGACGCGCTTGCGCAGGCGGCGCTACAAGCCGCGATCATGGGCAGCGGGCCGCTGGCTGGGCTGTTCGGCACGGCGGGCACCGACGGCAAGCCTGGCGGCCTTATCGGCGGCCTCGTCTCTGCGTTCACGAAGTTTGACTCTGGCGGTTACACAGGCGCAGGCGGCAAGTACCAGCCTGCCGGCATTGTCCACCGCGGTGAGTACGTTATGGACGCCGACAGCGTGCGCAAGGCCGGCGGACCCGCCGCCTTTGACGCGATGA